ATAATGAGAAATTACACCCGCGACAATTGGAACACCTGAAGCGTTTGCGCCGTTGAATGAACATGGCTTGTCGGTTGTGATTTGAACAGAAGTATCAACACTAGCAACTCTAAATATATCAGACGCAGTATTACCACTATTACGTACTAGGATATAATCGCCGGCAGAATAATCTGCAGTAAAGTCATTGCCTGACTGTGTGATAACATTTGTTCCTTGAACCATACTTACAGTATAACCAGTATCAATTTGCTTGTAAACATATTCGCCAGCAGTAAATCTTCCATCCCAATCACTCAAAGTAAAGAATTCATGATCATCGTTTGTAAGATTTACAGTACCAGTCGAGGCATTAAAGTTGTGACGATAAAGAGTAAATTTAATATCTTCATCTTGTACTGATTGCCATGCTCGGTTGTTTGTAGATGTAAATAAAACACCATCGCCCCAATCCATAACAACAGATTGACCTTGTGTAGGACCTGTAGTTTTATCTGTTCCACCAACTTTAGAAGTATAGATTAAGTAGTTAGGATCGTTTGCGTCTGGTTGAACAACAATTGCATATTCTTTTTCAACATCTACTCTGATAGGTGCTTCAAAGTTAATTTCAGTTACTGCTGTTGCATCCGCCGAAACGTTTACATCAGTAGATGTGTAGTGTATTTTAGAGAATGGCAAAATAATTGAAGAAGGATAACCATTTACAACTTCTCTTAACGTAACTGTTATGCCATTAATATCACTTTTTCTCTTGAAGTACAAATCTACTTTAGAGATAAATGCACTGTTAGATCCTTGACCCATACCTTGCTTAATAAAGAAAGTTTGAGCTAATGGATCGCCCGAGTTGGTTACTCGTCGGGCCGGTGCCGGTGCAATAACTGTTGTTACCCTGTCTGCTAAGTTTCTTGATGTTGCTGTTTCTTCAATTGCAAACTCTGGCATTCTCGTAGAAATTGTTGTCGCGCTTGAAGTAATATTATAAGCGTGATAAGCAATATCTGATTTTGAAGTAGACGCAGAATCAATACTTGAATACTGATCTACGTCAACTACTGTTAATATTCTATCTCCAACAAAGAACACTCCTTGTGGAATAGTAAATACTGCGCGTAGAACTCCATTAGCATCTGTTGTAACTGCGTCTGCCGCAATTCCAAATTTCTGGATATCTCGTGCATTAGCAACTACTGTACCTGGAGTAACGTGAGCATTTACATCAACACGATCAAAGAAGAAATAATGTCGTGTGCTAGGACGTAGTCCAGACACAAAGACTTTAATATCTTGCGTTCGCATATAAGGCTGGAAAGTTACATCAGTGAGAAAATCACCTACTGCGTTTGCATCACCGTCATTTACTGTAAGATTTGAAATAATGCCAGCTTCTGTGCTGGGGGTTGTAGTTGTAGTTGTTCTACCAACTCGTGACGATATAGCATCACCATCTACCACATCACCAGACCAGTTAGTTCCGGTCAGTGGCCATATTTCTTGAATATCTTGGAATGCTGCAGATACATCAATCACTAAAGGAACTGGATTTTGTATTGTATCGTGGGCCATATCATGGTTTGGCGAGATTGTTGCTTGGCCATCATATTTCCAGAAGTTAGATACGCAGTTTCTAGAGTTTGTAGCATATGGTTGCCCAAGCAATTTCACGTTAGCATTTCTGCTTAACGTAGCAATCTCGGCGTTGTTAACACTTGGGAAAACAGATGCACCAGAAGCTCCAGAATATTTCAAATCTAGAGGGAACGTATTCAATGCTGGAGTAAGAATTTTCTTATCAAAGTGAATAGCAGCTTTGTGATTTGGGTCATCAGTATTGGCAATTTTTGCGTCATTCATTGGATCTACAATGTAGCCATTTTTAAATCTTGTTAATCCGTTTTCATCTAAGATTAACAAGTTTTCTGAACTTTGCTCTAATTGATTTAAGCTGATGTAATACTCAAGACCTTCAATTCTTTTTTCGATCTTTTCAATGTCGCGCATTGTATAGTTCTTAGTGCCACTCGATTTAAACTGAATTGCACAAGAGAATTTACCTTGCTCTGACGCTTCTTTTTGTGATAGCGCGGGATAACCAGGAATATAGATTTGAGTAACGGCAAGCTGATCTTGACTTACTTTTGGAGTAATTGGGTTTTGATCTTCTTCGCCTTTGATAAGTTGAGCTTTACCAAAAGAATCAAAAGCAATTACGTCAACTCGTGATAAGTAATTTTCAACGTCAGAAGTAATAGTAGCTTGCAAGGCTGGAACTAAGTATGTGCCACTAAATGTTTTATTATACCCACCAACACCGGTAGTTATTATTCCTGCTGAGCCAATAGTAGTATCAGTGTAATCAACAGCTGCATCTTTATCAACGTATGGTCTAAAGTCAAAACAGTTTCTTAAACTAAAAAGCCGTCCATCTGCTGCTTTATAAGTTGCAAGATCAGAAGATCTAATAAAACCACCAGGCAATACAGCGGTTTCATCATCAATAGGATAGCTGTTAATTGTAAAGAAATGCGAGCCGGTAGAAGTATTTACTTGGAATACACCTAATTTAATAACTAGCTGTTGACCATTTGCTGGCCGAGGACGGCCTGGAATATATTCCATGTATGAAATATCATAAAAATGGTCAGTTTGATTTGTGTGAAGTTTAAAGCTGCCGGTGTAGTCTATTCCGCCAGGACCCGTGTTAATGCTAACTATTTTATAAACATCGGGGAAACCTAAGCTATATCTAGCAGTATTTGTTAAATGGCTTATTTTAACATACGGTTCTACAGAAGCCTTGTTATGTGATTCTGCTGCTGTAAGGCGCTTATTATAATAAACGTCACCGCCACCAGTTGCACCAGGAGTAAGCGCGATTGTTAGTATAGAATTGTTTAACGTTTTTGTAACTGACGTAACTGGAATAACAGTATTTGAGGTATCTACAACTACAATGTCGTTTTGATCTAAACCAAAATCTTCATTAATAGACGCTGTAAGCTGAATCTCATCATTAACAATGCTAACACTAGCTTGCGCTCTAACAGGAATAATCATATCAGTAATTTCTTTGATATAAGGAGTGCCTGTATCAAAGATTACTGGGGATTTTCCAATTTGCTTAACTTTTGCGTTTGGCGCTACGTTGATTACACCAGAAGTACCTATAACTCGAACAACTTCACTAAACGAGTTAGGTGAAATCATTTTTACGCCAACAAGATAAACTTTAGTTGGTGTAATATTTCTAACATAAGCTTCACCGATTTTGCCACTTAAAGCGTTTTGTAAATCTACAGTATCATAATTAATATCTACTGTACCACTAACATCTACAACATCTAAATAAGAACCATAATCAGTGCTTGTTGCTTGGTTTTGTTGTATAGCGGTGTTTGAAATCGGATCTATGGTAAAATCTAGCTTACCGCTATTTTCTACACGGTAACCTTTAACGTATGCTGTACCTTTACCAACAAGAGCAGTTAATTCTGCACCTCTACGATCTAAATCAATTTTAAAACTATCTAAAATGTAGTTACCAGATTCTTCGTATGTTCTTTTTGCCAACTCAGCAGCAATAGAATTAAACTGAGAAACATCACGTAAAGTAACTGCAGAACCATTTTGATAACGAATAAGAGTAAAGAATCCTGCATCGATATCAGCAATTGCTGTACTCTTAACAACTAATACTGGAACCATTTTAAGTCGATCAGCACCAGGCGCATTAGCATTAGATGAACTGTTTGCATTATCATACAAACTATTATCTTGTAAAGAACTAACTAAGCTTTCGGTAACTTCATAACCAACAGAAAGATCATCTGGCACATCAGTATATTTAGAAACAACTAAAGTTTGATCTTCAGTGAATAAAAAATGACCCTTCTGAAAGACCACACCAGCAGATGCTCTAATACCGAATGATTTTCCAGCGGGATTTGATTGTAAGGTGACATTGATGTTCCAGTCTGGATCTAAAGGATCTCCACCTTCTTGAAGGCTTGGAACTAGTACTGACCCATTATACACATACTTAGTGATTGTTAAGTTTTCACCAGCGATAAAACGCTGAACAACACCGTTTGTATTCAGATAGTTAATAAAGAATGTATTAAGATCTGGTGGGCGAGTTTCAAATCCGCGGGTAGCAGCAATAATACTAGCTTTAAGACCAGCAGCATTTTCTAATTCGTATACGACATCAACATCTGTCACGATACCACTAATAATTGCTGTACTTGCTCTAGACACAAACTGCTCTACATCAAAGCCAGTTTTATCTACGAGCTTTACGTATTGTAAACCGTTGAGGTTTGTAAAGTTGCAACCTTTGATAATAGTACCTTCCTGGTAGATATTATCTCCGAATTGTTCAACTTGATTTTGTAGAATCGTTTGAAGTTGAGTCAGCTCTCGTGCTTGTACTGCATAAGCTGGTTTAAACAGAATCTTGTAGAACTGCTTTTCGACGTCAAAGTCATCAAAATATGGTGCAATATTTAAATTTGTGTTAATAGGCATCTATTTGAGTTCCTTAAAATTCCAAGACCAATTTATATTCTTCTCTTGAACTTTCTTCTCTAGTTAAAGGAAAAAAGTCTTCCATAAAGTATACGGTACCAGATCTTTGAGTATATCGTGATTCAATAACATTATTAGCTACTGGTGTATTTATCTGAATTCTTTGTCCTGTAGAATTAACAAGATTTTTCGTGTAATCTAAAGATATATCGTTATTAGCAGCGTTTACATATGGGCCCATATAATTAGATAAGTAAACAGTATTAGCTGTATCATCTATTTCATGAACTCGCGCACTAAATGTTATGTTGTTGTTTATATCTTTTTGGGTAACGGTAGTATTTACGACGAACTTTGTGTAATCGTTTGTAATAATTTGTAAACGATTATCAAATACTTCAGGAGATGCAGTATTAGCTGTATCTGGATCTGGAGTAAATATTGGATTCTTAACAAGACCAATAGCAGAATAAGTATTACTCTTGCCTATTTTGTTATTATCTGTTTCAGTAATATAAGAATACATAAGTATATGTCGGCAATGCATTTCGTCAATTAAATCAAAATTGTGATAACCTAACGGTGAAATAACAGGTCTTAAGACTGCTCTTACGTCGATTGATTTAGGATCATCTGGATCAAAATCAAAGCCAGGATCTATTACTGTTGCCGTAATAGCATTATAGTTTTTACCTGTATCTAAAACTTCGATATTTGTAATTGAACCATTTACTATTCTTGGAATAGCGATAGCACCTGTGCCATCACCTTCAATTTTAATTGTAGGTAAAATCTTAAAAGTAGAGTTAATAATAACTCCGTCAGCCTTAGGATCGCCGATTACTTTAACTTTTCCTCTATCTGTAATAGAATCCCAAGTATAAGTATCAACTACATATACGTACGCAATGTTTGTTGGTGTATTACAAACAATAGTCATACCTGAATAGTAGTTTTGAATCTCGCTTAAATCATTAGATCTTAAAAGTATAGTAGAATCATTACCTGGAGGACCAGCGACGATTCCGCTTTCTAAATAAGGATAACCTGCGTTATCGATATAATTCTCTACAAAAATATCACTTACTTCTGAACCTGTAATAATATTATTTGCATCAGCAGCAGTATCTGGATTAATTTCGAACGTTCCTACAAGAGGAACATAACCAGTTGCATTATATGCTTCAAACTGTTGCTCGGTTAGATAATACATAAACTTCCAAACATAACCGTCAGGCATTCTATAAACCTGTTTAGTTGTCGTTGGATTATAATTTGGTGGTGCGGTAGATTCAGCACCGTTATTATTAGATAAACATTTGTAAACTCTGTAATCTCCAGAGTCATTATTTGTAGGACCTACGATGGAATAAAAGTTTAAAGATTCTATATCAATCTGGTCGTCGTATTGAGCATATACAGAATCTTTCTGCCAAGGGTAATATTTTATCATGAATTTTACATCTTCTGGAAATACTCTTTTACCAAAAAGAATATTTTCTCTAAACTCATTTTTACTATATAACGAATTTGCGGCATCAATACGAGTCAACTCGCCCGTGGCAATTGACGAAATTGCAAAGTAAAACTCGTTGTCTAGAATATCTTGATAGAACATTCTAGTTACATCATTCTTTAATTTTGTAGTTAGTATTTCTGCCATTTCACTTAACCTTAGCTTTTTTAATATTTATAAACACTTTTAGCCTCTTCTACGAATTCTAGCGCGAGGATAAGTAATACCCGAGGCTGGTCGTGGTTTAAAATTCTTTTGCGGAAACGTGACGCCAGTTTCTACTCGCTGATTGATCCATCTCAAATAAAGGTTTGGCGCACCCTGTAAACTGTTTGTATCCATAGGATCATCTGTTGCAGTATCTTGCATTTGATCTACTGATGCCTTATTTATCAACCAAGCCTGTGCCTCTGCTTGAGTAATATTGGGCCATGATTCTGCTAACAAAGCAAGAACACCGGCAACCTGTGGTCCTGACATGCTTGTTCCTTGATACTTGCCAAACTGATAAGAGCTGTTTCTTGGATCATTAATACCACCAGATTGTAAGCTACTTTGTATTGCTTCACCCGCAGCAAAAATATCTACTTGTGATCCAACGTTTGAGAAAGGAGCTTTATCTTCTTGGGTGTCGTTTGATGTAGCACCTACATTAATGATAGGTGCATAACCAGCACCAGATCCGGTACCTCTATGCAAATACCAAGTATAATTAGTTCCACCGTAAGTTGTGTCGAATGTATTAGCATAATCTTGATCTGAACTATTTACTGTTTTCCAATAGTCATTACCCGCCGAAGCAACAATAAGAATACCATCATTAATAGCATCTTGCATATCAGCATTACGAGATGTAAAGAAATACGGAATTGACATATCTTTTGTTGGCGCATAAAATCCCCTGACCTGCATTTCACCGGCAGTTAATTCTCTTCCAGGATCAAATGTTACTCCACGATAAACTACTTTTGTTGGATACCCAAAGCTGTTTTGGCCTGTAGTAATTGAAGAGCCGTAACTATTGTTTGTGATAGTCGGATTGCGTCTACCAGTCTCAGGATTAATTGCCTTCGTGTTGTGCCACTGTCGTATGTAGTCCCACATGAGGCTGCTGGAGAGGGCATTGGGGTTAGTGCCATATGGACTAATATTGTAAATATTGGCGTCTCTAGCCCACCCCTGAGTGTTACCAGCGACGGTGCCACAACAATGTGCGCCATGATTGTTATCAGCAGTTCGATCGGCGTTAGTGCCATCAATATATGGTGGATACGTATAAGTTCCGTTTGAACCACCGCTTACAGCGTTAGTTAAAGAAAACCAATTAAACTGCTGTACTCTTGAACCACCAGATCCGTTTTGATTAACGGCAAACTCAGGGTGTGCTGGATCCATATGACCATCGACAATTACCACATCTATGTTTTTTCCGCTAGCCGTAATAGTCAAGTCAGTTGTTACAAGAGATGTTCCATTAGCACCCCAATTGTTTCTGTTAACTTCTTCACTATTTCTTAACAAACCCCAATTGATATCTGAGGCATCGCTTGCCCAACTTTTGTCAAACTCACCGTTTGAAATTGTGTAACCAGCGGGTCTAGTTGTAATATCAATAAGCTCTGCCAATTCAACATCCCAAACACGATCATCAGCTTTAATAAGTTCAACTTCTGAAGGCTGTAACATGTAATGAGTATTACGACTAATCGGTCTTCTATGCGCTACATCAACAGCTCTATTTGGAATGAATAGGTTACCACGAGGCGATTCCATATCTGCGTAAAAGTCTTCGAGGTCTTCTTTCCTGTGAAGAGTAACAATCCATTCTTTAAGCATTCATTAAGCCTCTAATTGCAGAAGGTTAAGTGTTACGGTTACCGCACCTGTTACTCCAGATTTGTTTGTAACTCGACATGGAATAGAGGTTGTTGGAGTTGATTCAAGATTATATCCAATAACACCAGGAGACACTATAACTGTTTCAGCGCCAGTAGTAATTACTTCTACAATAACACCAGCATCAGGAGTTGGATCAGTACCTTCTCCGCGTGCATTATCTGCAGTACGTACGGCAGCGTTAACATAAATTCTAACCCAAGCAGCTTTATCAGTTGTGATAGTAAATAACGAGTACGATTTAAATCCAGTGAGATCAAGATCGCCGCTGGCATCATTCGCTAAAGAAGCAGTTGAACCAGAAGGTGATGTTCTTGATTGTAAACCGCTACCGCCGGCAGCAACCCAGTCGTAATCAGAACCAGTCCAACTTAAAACTTGACTAGCAGACGCAGTAGCAGTATTTAAATGAGTGTTAACACTGGCATCAGTATATGCTGCAGTCTGGGCTACCCAGTCATAATCGCTACCAGTCCAACCTAAAACTTCGGTGGCTGAAGCAGTACTAGTATTTAAGTGCGCATCTACGTCATTATTAGCATACGACAGGCTAACAAATGTAGTAAATGCAGTGCCACCTGTTCCATCAGAGGTAAGCACTTGCCCGGCTGTGCCTGCAGCAATGCCAAGATCATATATGCTAGTTGGCACAACTATACTATCTACTAAACTATAAACTTCAGTAAAGTTTTCGTTTGTTTTGGTCATGGCAGAACGTATCGGATCGCCAGTTCCGTCATTAGCTACCGTACCTACGTTAATGATTTGCTTCGCCATGTTTGCTCCTATTAGTTTATAGCTTATTTATTTAACTTTAGCCGTTGTCTACAGTGAATGTGATTGTATCATCTACTGTAAATATAAGATTATCTGCTCTAACTGTTTGATCACCAATACTTTGATTAGGACCAACAATATCTGAACCACCTAATACATAATCATCTTTTCTAATTAATTGGAATTGAGAAGTAATTTTCGGCCCGGTCTTTTGCTCGTAAATAAAATTACCAAACAGTTTAGAACCTGCAAGATGCATTGTATCTTTTACAACTTTGATGTATTTTTTTGGATCTACTGTTGATCTAATTTCATAAGAATATTCTTGGTAGTAATCACTATCTTGAATTTTCATTTGCCCATCGTAATATTCAAACTCATTATTATCTGGGTTTGTCCAATAGCCATTAATATGAGAACTTTGACTACCCCAGAATCCAGAAGTAATACCTTGCGAACTTGCACCTATTGTTGCTCTAGCGGCGTGTACTCCGTCAAGACCAACAAGAGTAATGGTTTCGCCATTAACATATCCAAAACCCGAGTTACTGATTATTGCACCGGAAATTCTTCCTTGTGAGAATAAAGTCTCATTAGTAACAACAGCATTTTCACCAAATCTTTTTGTTGAATAATTTCTTTCTACAGCAAGAACATCGTAAGAGTTGCCTTTATGGGTGAAGCTATCACTTACGCCAGTCTTAAACCCGTAGTAACTATAAGGACTTACGTATAACGCACCTAAGTTATTATCAATTGCTTTAATTTTACCAGTTGTATTTGTTAATGCTTGGTAGATAGTATCACCGACTGAGAAACTAGCACTATAATCAGCAACTAAAATAACTTGATCGAATCTTTCAAACGCTACCATTTGTTCATCTACTACAAGACTAAATGTATCATTGCTATAGTCGGCGCCTGGGTTTATGTTTTCAAAAGATTTAATAGTACCAATATCAAATGGTGTTAAGTCAAACGCATCTTCTAATGCTGTTGCTAAAACAACAGGACTAGTCAATCCCGACATTGGAATTATGGCAGGCGGAACCGTGTTGAAGTTTGAGGAATTGAGTGGTACGTTTAAAAAGTTTCCAATGATGTCAGTAATGAGAGTAACTGATTCAGTGTTTTCTAATTCTTCTATTTTAACATCTATAATATTTCCAGTGTTAGCATATAGAGGTCCTGGAGAAGAATCATTTTTTATAGAAACTGCAAATATTTCACCAGTATCTAAATTCAAGTCATATGCAGTAAGAGTAAAGTTTGCTGCCCCGCGATCTACTGTAGAAATATCTCTACTAATATCAAACGAGTCACCTGGCTCCATTTTGATACCAACTGCAATAGAGTTTTGACCTATGACACTACCCTGATTTCCGGCAGTATCTTGTAAAACTTCTAGTTCTACGAATTTAAAATCTTCGTTGGGTAGAACAATAACTTGATTTGAAACTAATAGCTTTGTGCCTGGAATAGTATAACCAAAACCACCGTCTGTTATGTTGTATTTTATTGTTCCGGTAAACTCTGATTGAAGTTCAGTTACAATAGCAATACCACCTTTGCCATAGCTACTCTCAATATCAAATATATCACCAATATTATTGCCAGTAGTTCCGCCCCAGTTCAAATCAATTTCTAAAGAATCTGCAGAACCGTTCAACCGGCCAAAAGATATATCCTCACCATTAATACGCGAAACAATATCATCGTATCTTTGAAATTTACCTTTCACATCAGCAAGGTAAATGATGGGAGTTAATGTACCATTTAAATAAACGAAGTTAATTTTATCTACAATGGCTTTAGCTTTAGAAATAGAACCATAGATGTTGCGGCTTAACACGTCTTTGTATTGGTAAGCAACTCCGCTAGTTGAATAAAACTCATCGTTGTTTGGGTACATTTGTAAATATACACCAGTCTTCCAAATTGAATCTGAAGGCTTGAGCATATATTTTGCTGGATATCGTACTTGAATATCTTCCTTATAGAACATTCTAAAGAATAATACTAGACCAGCCTCAGTACCTTTACGCCGATACAAATCCATAATATTACGAATAACAAATTTAACTGTTACGTCGTCATCTATGTGCGGTAAATCTGCCATAAATGTCTTTTTGAAATAAATGATCATTTCAGAAAGAGTACTACCGATATCACGATATTCAAACATTCTACGAGTATTATAAACACCCATATTAGGTTCTGTTTCTACAAATTTGTAATACTGCTCTACCATATCAACTAGTTCAGCACCATGCTCTCTATAATAAGCAGGGAACTGCTGCGCTATATTAAACGCTATATTCTTTTCTACTAAGTTGACAGTGTTATCAGCCATTTACTTAACCTCAACCATATTAATAGTTACATCGTCATCCTGAATAAGGAATATTCTTCCTGCTGGGGATGTTATATCGTCATTAGATGTTGTTACCATGATTCTGATTCCAGAACCAGCATAACCTTCTGTCTTAAAATCAATAAGGTTAATTTCGCCAGTTTCATAATTTACATTACCAGCAATTGGTTTAACAATCTGTGGATTAACAAGGTCTGAAGTTACGATTTGAATATTGCCAAGACCATCATCTTGAAGATAAGAATCAAGATTGTTATATTCGAAGACTCCACTTACAATTGCTGGTTTATAATCTGTAAATCCGTTAGAATCTTTAAATGGATACGGTTTAACTAGCTTAGAGTAAAATTTAAACGATGGCGACGAAGATACGTTTAGTGCCGGTGAATATACAATATATGGACATACAGTTATTTCATTACTTATAATAGCAATACTAGAAGCATCGATTAACGCAGATAGTTTAGATAATCTTAATGTTGTATCAAAATCATCTAGGTATGTTGTATTATATCCGGAAACAACTGTTCGTATTTCAGATTCAAGTTGTCCAGATGATTTCTTAGTAACTTTAGGATCAAAATACACATTAGAGTTTACACAGCCATATATAAATTCTGACGGAATAAACATTGGCTCAATTCCAAGCGGGCTTTTCTCTCTTAAAAATTTGATATAAGCGGCCGATAAAACGGATGATAAGCCTTCACGACCTTCGCCAAGATAAACAGAAATAGCAACTCTACCATATTGTGGTGGGTCTAATTCTTCGCCACCATAAGCAGAAACCGAATCGATTTCTGGAAAGTTTTGCTTGAGAAGAATTTCATAATCGTTTGAAGTAATTGCTCTTTCTTGAATCTGTAAACTCTTAGGAGCAAAGTATCTGATATTTTCTAGTGACTCTCTTTCTGATCCGCCCGCCGCTGCACCAATAGTTTCTACTGAAACAGTTGAAGTTGCCAACTGCGATTCTAACGCGAATGAGAATGCGCCATTTGATTCAGGACCACTCGTGATTCTGTATCTTACACGAATATCTTCAAAAGCTGATGGTTGTAATCCAAATACGTTGTTGCCAAAGTATACAGTATATCGGCCGTCATAATATGGTTCTACGTAGAATACTTTATCATCAGCAGCAACTCCAAAGATATCATTTTTGCGAATAAATTGGTTTTGATCTTCTGTTGCTTCAGCATCAATGAATACTTCGATTGAATCGGTATCGGCGTTTTCGTTAGTAAGAATAACTCTTAGAACACCGTCGTCACCAATGAAATAACCTTCTCGCTCAAAGCTAGCAAGCATTTGACCTTCAAAGATTTCTATATTTTCTGCAACGAATACGCCTGGAGCAGTCTTGCGAGCAACATAAGTTTTAGAATTTACGAAGTTGTAAGAAGCACCTTGATATGTAGTTGTAAAATCTGAATATGCCGGTATTGTAACAGTCTGACCTAAGATAGTTGAATCTGCAATAGTTACAGTTACAGCAGCTCTAGCAGATTTTCTTGAGCGTGGAAGATAATTAAGTTCTTTTGCGTGAGACATAACTGAATTTTTCAACACAGCAGAATCTAAGAACATTTCATTAACTGCCATATTCGCATAGAAATTGTTTTGGTATGTGTTATAAGCCAAGACGTCTAGGAACACGCTCATGTTTGAACCTTCAAAGTTATAATCTTTGAATTGTGTTTGGCTGTTCAGATAAGTTTTAAACTGAGTCTTGATAGACTCAAAGTCTAGTTCTGAAATGTTTAATTTAGCCATTTATCGTGTCCTCTCTAAGAATACATCTAGCGTAATAGGCTGCTGTACGTTTGTTATATAGAATATAATTTTAACTCTTACCGTATAATCATCTATGTTTGATGTTGCAATCACATCAATAAGTTCTGCTCTTGGTTCGTATAATTCTACTGTATTTCTTACTTGATTCTGTATCAATATAAGAACTGCGGGAGTAATATTTTCAAACAACATAGCATTAATATTGCCACCCATATTAGGTTGCATTAATCTTTCACCTCGATCTGTAAGAACAAGATTTTTAATTGATTCTTTTACTGCGTCTTCGTCTTTCCAAACAGTTAAATCGGACGACACTGGGCTTATCTCAAGATTCTTTTTAAAATCTTGATACAGAGTAATCTTTTTTGATCTAGCCGTGAATATTGTGGCGGCCATTTACTAGCTCCTCTTGTCCCATTGTCTTTCACTACCGACGTCTAAGTGTATAAATCCATCATATAATCCTATCCCTCTGAAGCCGAGACTTCTGGCAAGAATAACAAACCTATCCACTTCGATACTTCTTCCTCTAAACCCGTTCCACGTCAAATCCGCAGCTTTTCCGCTTAAGTGCATAGATGATTTTGCGCCATCAACAGCTGTATTATAAGCTGTGTTTCTATAACCACTATTTAAGTAAAGATAACTGCTAGTAATACCAGCTTCTTTAGCTGCAGCTTGAATCCGCATAATTAAAACTCGTACATCTTTATCGAGCATTTCCCAGCCTTCGCGAGCAGGGGTCATTTTAGTAACCCATCCACCTTGAATCTTTAATCTCGTATCAGTATTAGCTTGTAGTGCATCCCACTTAGGAAGATTTTTATATTCTTCTGGCGTCGGCAGTGCGATGTTTCCAGCTTTTTCCCATACTACTTTAGCGTTATTTATCTGTTCTTGTCTGTTCTCTTCAGAAGGTCTGATTGCGCCAGCTCTAATTGCTTCACCACTTATACGCGCTGAAGCATTTGAAATTGTATTAAACACTTCGTCATATCTATTAGCAAAATCATCAAGAGGGCTTTTCAAACCTTTGATTAACCCTTCGATGCCAGTTGCTAAAGCACATAACCGAGCAATTAAGAATTGTATTTCTTCTAAAGAGGGATTTGAAAATAATCCTACGGCATAACTAATTAGCGCTTTTATTTTATCTACAATCTTTTTAGAATTTTCTGGTCCGCATATTGATTGAAGCGCGGTTTTCTTATCTTCCATCTTACCCACAATGTTTGTCTGAACTGGAGTAGTAACTGGACCTGTAATTGCTTCAACATTAAAGTTTGCAATTGACATACAAACTGCAGTAATCGTCTTTCTGATTGTTTCAGTAATCTTATCTATGATAGAATCAAGTAAAGCTTTTACTTTAATAGCATCAAATATTGCTTGAAGAGGATCTTTTATATTTCTGATTTTACTGAGAAAATTAAAGAAGTCTTGAACAAGAGCTCCAACAGAACCAATCAAGTCAAAGAATCCGTCTATTGCTCCAAAAATATTTTCGAACAAAGAACAAAATCCACCTAAGACACTATCTGAAAAATCCCCATTGTAATAAGCTTCTAACTCATTTAGAAATCTTGGCCCGTTTGCATTAGCAGATACAAGAACAGTAGAAGGTGTGTAATTACTATCTTTCATAAATGAAGCAAATTCTAATGCTGTAATATCGCCGTATTTTAGTCTTTTTGCGAGAACCGTATAGTCTGGCAATTTTTCAACAATGAAATCTCTTTTTAAGAAATCAGTATTGATTTTATCAACAGCGTTATAAAAGCTTTGACTTCCGTGTTTATTAACTGCTGCTGATAATGGATTTTTTTCTACATCAGCAGCAATAGTCTTTTCAAATTGGGCTTGGAATACATTAATCTGGTGAGTAGTATATTCCCCATTACCATTAACTGTATTACCAACATAAGGCGTAGTTGTTTTATTTAAACAACTTCTACAAAGCTCTTTGCCGGGTCTGCATGTACACGCCATTATTGTGGTCCTTCTGTAGTATTAGTTGGATCGCCCGGAGGAGCAGAGTAAGATGATTTAACCGCATCAATAGCATTTAAGAATTCTTGAACAGTGGTTAATGCAACATTGCCAGCTCGATCACCAGAATATTTACTCCTACCAGTGTTAGGGCCAGATACTAATGGTAAAGATGCCCAT